ATAATACATAACGGGACAGAGATAAATGAGGTGGCTGCAAAAAGAATTTCAGATATTAAGGAATCCTTAAAGGAGGATACAAGCGAGGAGGCTCAAGAGTTTCTAAAGGAGAGGCTAGCTATGTTGTCTGGAAAGGTTGCGACGATTCATGTGGGTGCCAAGACATCTATCGAGCAGAAGGAGAAGAAAGACCGTGTAGACGATGCGGTGCTAGCCACTAGGGCTGCGTTGGAGATGGGAATCCTTCCTGGTGGAGGAATTGCGCTCATGGATGAGTTAAGTTCTATCCCTGTGGAGGACGAGGGTGACTCGTTGACGGCACAGATGATTATGGATGCGGCACTTATGTACCCGTTCAATCAAATCATACGTAACTCAGGTAAGGATCCAAAGCAACTGTTTGAGGATGAGGATCTGGGTAATGGTATTGGTCATAACCCAAAAACTGGAGAGAGTGGTGACATGCTAGAGATGGGGATTATTGACCCGACAAAGGTGACGATCAACGCACTGTTAAACGCTACATCGGTGGCGACAACAATATTAATGACATCAGCAATTATAACAAACGTAAGAGAACTATGAGAGCAGTAGGAAAATATATCATAATAGAAAAATGCAAAAAGCCAGAGGTAGCACCCTCTGGTTTGGAGTTCTCCGAGGAGGAGACTAATAAAATGAGGGCGCACAGGGCCACTGTTGTAAGCTTAGGGAGTGAAGTCTCTGGGGTTAATATTGGTGATGAGGTGTACTACGACAAGGCACGATCATTTGAGCAGATCATAGACGGTGTGGAGATGACGATGACAAGGGAGATTGACCTTATGGTTATCATCCCCCACGATGAGGAGGCCTAATTTTTACTGGCTTAAGTCTAGACTTTCGGTTTATCTCGTTTATCTTCAACATTTGAGAGGAATAAACCTTATCCATATAGTTCGCCTTACTCCTATTGAAGCATGGGTTCTTTTGTGATATAACTGAATAGTCATCCTCACCATTACACTTTTTATAAATATCTGAAACGAGACGCTTACCCTTGAACGACAACTCGTACAAGGCGTGTCTCGTTTTATATTCCTCTCTCCACTTATAAACCCAACCACCCTTCAGAAGTCGGTTAAATATTTTAGTGTCCCAGCTGAATATGTTCATATACTCATCAAACGCTGCCCTAGCAAATATATGTTCTGATCTCAGAAACAATAACATGTCTACCTCAGCACCTGAAAGTTCGTATTTCCTTTTAGCCCAGTACCTTGCAACCTTGAAAAATTTTAAATAATCATTAGGTGGCTCTTGCCTCTGTGCTTTTTTAACTGACATTTGAAGATTTTCTCTTCTTATAGGTCTACCCATAAGCAAATATAATGAAAAAATGTGCTATCTTTGTAAAACAAACCTATTATTATGCAAGGCTTCAATGGTTTAGGAGATTTAATTGCTTTTTTTACTAAAAAAACAGGTATAAAAAGAATTGTAGACCTTATATCTAGTAGGCTAGGGATTGATTGCGGGTGTAATAAGAGGCAAGAGAAACTAAATGTAAAGTTACCTTTTAAGAATGGGGAAGTCAAAGACGTCTAGGTATTACGCTGAGAATCCAGAGGCTGCGGAGGTTCATAGAGCCTACGAGCGAAAAAGAAACAAGGAGCCTGGAAGGAAGGAATACAGGAGAAAACACGCAGCAGCTAGAAAAATGCTAGGGCTTAGCGTTGGTGACGAACAGGATGCATCATGCAACAAGGACGGAACATTTAGCAAGGAAGGTAGAAAGAAAAATAGAGGTCGTAACGGATCAAACGGAAAATCAACAAAGAAATAAAACTTAGTAACATGAACAATATGTCTTACAAGAATGGTTCTAAACTTTCTAAACAAAAAAGATCGGAGAGAATAATGAATAGATCTATAGCTAATTTAATAAGAGCTGAATTTGCAATGGAAAAAGGTCAAGATAATAAAGCCTCACGATTATTGAAGAAAGCTGCAAAACAAGAAAATAGATCTATTAATGTTGAAGATAGAGAAATGGGTAACCTTAAATTTAAGTCTAGTAAATAAATAACAAAAATGATGAAAAAAATAAGGAAAGTAACAAATCAAACTACACAGCCACCTAAAAGAAAAGATACACCGTTAGCTGGTACTGTTTTTGACAAACAGGTATCTAAATGGCTTAAAGGGAGTAATATAAACTCTGATTTTGGAAAACCAGGTGGAGGGTATATGAACCCCGTACCTAAAGATTCTATGTCTAGCCAAAACACTAGAACACAACAAGCATTAAACATTCTTAACGACAGAATTGAATACGACCCATCTGAAGTAACGAAAAAAAATAATGGGCGTGGAGTAGACGGTTTTGATCCGATGTTAAACGAAATACGTAACAAACTACAATTAAACGCTTGGAAAGAAGGATTTGATGAGCGTAAAAATAAGAAAAAGAAGTAAAAAATGGCAAATCAAAAATTACAAGTTCAAAGAGCGGTGAGTGTAGTACCAAGTGATACTATAGCTATCCCAGATGTAGCTAAGAAAACATTATCTAGTGTAACTACAAGTGCATCAGCAGCTAACAAGGTGGAAGACACAGCAGGGCTGTTCACTACAACTAACCTAGTGTCTGTAGGTGATATTGTATATAACGCTACCGAAGCAAAAATAACAACGGTTCTAAGTGTTGATAGCGCAACAGTTCTTACTGTTAGTGACAATATAATGACAAATACAGATAACTACTCTATATACAGAGCTTCAACTGAGGACTGTGTGTTATATGTCGGTGTATCAGGAGACCTTAATGTACTAACAGCTGGAGGTGATTTAGTAACCTATGTAGGTGTTCCAGTGGGATTCTTTCCAGTGCACATTAAGAAAGTTTTAGCAACATCAACAACGGCAACAAACATAATTGCAAACTGGTAGAATATGAGCCTAGTCATAGGAATTTACAATGGTATAGGGGTCGAAAACACAGCTGCGTTTAGTAATAAACACTCTATTGTCTTTGACGGGGTGGATGAGTTTTTAACGTCCCCAAATGCGCCTATTTTCGGGACAGGTGACTTCACTATAAACTTCTGGGCTTATAGAACCAGCACTTCGGGTAGTCAAAAAATACTTAGTAAGACTATAGGTACTGATACTGAATATCAAATAGCTCTTTTAGGTTCAGGAGGATCTCCTCAATGGAGCAGTACATTATGGCCTGATGGAGCACCACTATCTTCTACAAACAATGTTTGGGAGATGTGGTCTTATAGTGTTAGTCAGTCTACAAACACTGCTACATGGTATAAGAACGGAGCTAATCCGAATGTTAAGGATATCACTGGATTGACAGGTAACTTTGGTGACGGTACGTTATTATTCGGAAAGTACAACACGGTATATAACTTCGCTGGCAACCTAGATAACATATCCATGTGGAATACGGCATTAACGGAAGTAAACCTTCTGGAGATATATAATGGCGGTGTGCCGTTAGATATAAAATCACTAGGATCCGCATCTAACCTTACAAACTGGTGGAGAATGGGAGACCCAGGAGGTCAATCTTCATTCCCTACAATAAAGGATGTTAAGGGTAGTGTTGACATGACCATGACTAACATGGATTCAAGCAATATAACAACAAACGTAGCGACATGACATACTGTGTATTAAACATAGAAGATATAAACAATGTAGACTACTCGGAGGTTTTAGAGGATTCCGCAGCTACTACACGAAAGAATATAGCTAAAACACAGTTCTTGGTTAAGTGGGAGAATAACTCTACCCCTGAATTTATATCAGACAGGTCTGTAATACCAGTAGAGTTAATGACATATAGCGATATACTTAGATTAATGGCTACAAGTGCGTGGTCTGAAAACGAGCAGAGGTAATGAATAGATTTTTAGAGTATACAGCAATATCAAACGGATATGACAATGCGTCACATATGATTAACAGTGTTTTTCACCCAAGTAAATTTGAATGGATGGGACCATTAAGCGGGGCGCTAGCCTATTTTTCTTACGTGTTTGAGAATATACTTGGAATACATGCGGTAGTGGCGACTATACTCGTAATATTATTCTTCCTGGAGATGCATACAGGAATAAAAGCATCCAGGAGAGAAGGTAAAGGCTTTCAATCTGCAAAATTTCCTAAGGGATGGTTTAAATTGGGTGTGTATGCCATAATGATTGGGTCTATGAACCTGTGTTCAATATATATACCTCACAGAGAATTTTTAGGGTTTGATGTTAATATATATGCGTTTCTGCATTATGCGTTCTACAACTATATAATAATAAACCTATTTATATCCAATGTAGAGAATTTTGTTCGTCTAGGATGGGAGATGGGTGGATTTATTCCATGGATCGCTGGAAGAATGAATTTAAAGGCGTTCATAGAGGATGTACCAGCAGATAAAAAAGAAGAAGAGAAATAAATTGAGGTTAAAGCTATCAATAGCGATCTTGGTCTTATCATTATACAGTTGTAAGACAGCACAGCAGCACATTGAGGCTGCAAAGCGCCATAGCATAAAAGCGGTAAAGAAAGGAGCCTTAATATTACACAAGGCAGACACTTTACTGGTAGAAAAGATAGTTAGCGACACTCTAACTGTAAGAGATACTACATTTGTAACAAGCCACATAGTAAACACCGTGATAGAAAAGGGTGAAGTTAGGTATGTAACTAGGCGAGACAAAAAGAGAGAGGCAAAGATGAGAGATAGGATCTACAGAGACTCTATCACTATAACAAAGCTTACAATAAGAAAGAACGCTAAATTAGGAATAGCTACAAATAAACAGGAAAATAAAACAGAGAGGGTAAAAACCAGGCAGGAGAATAAAGGCTCTAGATGGTGGATATGGGTATTAGTTGGTTACTTTCTTAATATCGTAGTTCGAATAGCTCTAAAAAGAATCACTAATATTGTTTAACTTTGCATTATGGGTAAAATTAATAACGAAACAACGGTAATTCCATTAGGAGCTGACAAGCTTTTAGGTTCGGATCAGTCATCAACTCCAGCAGGAGGAACAAGTAACTTCACTATCGACAGTGTTGATGACTACTTTTCTGGAAAGAGAACAGCTGTACCAGCTACTGCGTCATCTACTGGTGTGGCGGGGAGTTACGCTGTAGCAACAGGTTTTCTGTACGTGTGTGTAGCAACAAACACATGGGAGAGAGTCGCAATCGCTACGTGGTAATCATATGGAAGACATAAAAAAAGAGATAGAATCTCTAAGGTCACGACTAACTGGAGACATGTTTAGCGACATGGAACTCAAGGATAAGATACACAACCTAGAGATGAAATTGAACGGGACAAAGCCGACCAGCAGCGAAATAGATTGCGTCGGCTGTGGTGCGTAGAGATATTTTCATTATCTTTACGTTAATTAATTAAATAAAGTATAATGGAAACAACTAAAGAAATCCTATCAGAGGATGAGCTAACGCAATACCGTTCGGCTCATGAAAATTTCAAGAGGGGAGAGGCAGAGTTAGCATATGCTACATCTCAACTGTCGTTAATCGGAAGCAGGCAAAAGTCATCGTTAATGAACTATGACAATGCAGTCCACACTCTTGACGACATTCAATCAAAGCTTACGGAAAAATACGACGGTGATTTTAAGATTAACCTTGAGAACGGGGAGATAATTCGTTAAGCAATGGTAATTCGTAAAATATCAATAGGTCCAGACATACTTAACGCTATGAACTTTTCCGTTGGGCAGCCAATGCTTAGAGGGAAGCACACTATATGTGAGATAATACAAGTTGATGCAAAAGGCATAGAGATATGGCTTACAAACTCAGATGATGAGGTGTATCTATGGAAGGTTATTGGAACTTATATGCCAGTATCTATAGAGTATAATATAGAGTACTAATGAAGTCCTTGTGCAACTACATATTAGAACCGTTAAACGGTAGGCTATATGATAACGTCAAGACATTTGACGGTGGAGAGTTGATTACTAGTAGTAGTATAGAAAACCACACGGTAACAAACCGATACGCAAAAGTTTTAGCAGCACCTGAATACTTAAACACACCTGTAAAACCTGGAGCTACTGTCATAGTGCACCATAATGTGTTTAGGAAGTACAACGACATGAAGGGTGAGGAGAAGTATGCAGCTGGGCTGATAATAGGCAAGATGTATATGGTAGACCCTTATCAGGTGTTTATGTATAAAAACCCAGGTGAGTCGGAATGGACAACATTAGACCCATACTGCTTCGTCTCTCCAATAGAAAATGATATTGACCTTCATAATGGAAGTGAAAAGGAGTTATACGGAACAATGGAATACCCAAACACTTACATGAATAAGTTAGGAATAGATAAGGGTGATTTAATTGGCTTTAGAACCGATAGTGAGTATGAATTTAATATTGAAGGCAAGAAGTATTACAGGGTAAACTCTAATAACATATGTCTGAAGGTGTAAGAGAAATAAAGGAGGAATTAATAATAGCTGGAAAAGAGGCAGCGCAAGATTTAATGCGTGTAGCTAAAGAGAAAATAGTTGTCAAGGGTAAAGATCCTTTAGCGGCAGATAAACTTAAGAACGCAGCCGCTGCGAAGAAGATGGCTATTTTTGACGCTTTTGAGATACTCGATAAAATACAGATTGAAGAGAACAAGTTAAAAGAGGAAGACTCTACAGGTGAGGAGCCAGTAAAGGTAAAACCAAAAACAGACTTTTTAAGTGCAGAAGAACGGACAACATAATTTTATATGGTACGACCTATACACTATTGTTGAAAACCATATTAGTAAGTCTGACCTTACGGTTAAAAACAAAAGTAAGTCATGGGCTTACGGGTACAATGAGAAGTACGATATGGTTGTCATTTCTAAAGACGGAACCATAGGGGATGTATATGAAATAAACGGGGTAAAGATAGCCCTTCCAAAGAGCCCTTCAAAACTAGAGAAGGGTGATAACAAGTGGGTGGCGACAAACCTGCCAGCAGAGTTAAAGAAAATAAAGACTATAAACGAGTGGAGAACTAGGGATAATAGTTTCAAGTCCAAGTATGTAGAATACATAGAAGGCGAATTTGACCGTAGATACAAAGGATACTGGTTTTCAAATAACAGTTGCAAGACATACATTACTGGCCATCATTACATGTACCTACAACACACAAAGATTGATGTAGGGCGTCCAGACTTTAGAGAGGCAAACAGGATATTATTTATATACTGGGAGGCTTGTAGAGCTGACAATAGGTGTTATGGGATGATATACCTAAAGATACGTCGTTCTGGGTTCTCCTTCATGGGGTCATCAGTCGGTGTTGATATGGCAACATTGTTAAAGGATTCCAGGGTAGGTATTTTATCTAAAACTGGGTCTGATGCAAAGAAGATGTTTACAGATAAGGTTGTCCCAATTTCAAACAACTACCCCTTCTTCTTTAAACCTATACAGTCTGGTATGGACAGGCCAAAGACAGAGCTGGTATACAGCATCCCTGCCAAGAAGATAACCAAGAACAACATGAATACTAATGATGTTGACGAGATAGAAGGTCTTGATACATCTATTGACTGGAAAAACACAGATGAGAACAGCTATGATGGTGAAAAATTAAAGTTACTTATCGACGATGAGATTGGAAAATGGGTGGCACCTAACAACATTAAAAAAAACTGGGGTGTAACAAAGACATGTCTCCGTTTAGGAAAGAAAATAATAGGGAAGGTATTCGCAGGTTCTACCTGTAATGCGTTAGCTAAAGGAGGTCAGAACTTCAAAGACTTATACGAAGGGTCAAAGCCAAGTTCTAGATCTAAAAACGGTCAAACAAAAACTGGGATGTACTCCCTGTTTATCCCAATGGAACACAACATGGAGGGTTTTATAGACGAGTTTGGACACCCTGTGTTTGTTAATCCCAAAAAACCAGTTGTAGGTGTGGATGGTGAGATGATAGACACTGGAGCTATAAACTTCTGGCAGAACGAGGTGGACTCATTAAAAAATAGTCCTGACGAATTAAATGAGTTCTATCGTCAATACCCTCGAACAGAATCTCATGCATTCAGAGATGAATCTAAAGCTTCTATATTCAACTTAACGAAGATATATGACCAGATCGAATACAATGACAGTCTTATAAAGGACAGGGTTATAACCAAAGGCAACTTTCACTGGAAGGATGGAGTAAAGGATTCAGAGGTTATATGGACACCCGACCCAAGAGGAAACTTCATAGTGTCATGGATACCACCCAAGAACATGCAGAATAGGGTTATTACCAGTAAGGGAATGAAGAAGCCTGGTAATGAAGATATTGGGTTATTCGGGTGTGATTCATATGATATTTCTGCAACGGTTGATGGTAGAGGTTCTAACGGAGCTTTACATGGACTAACCAAAACTAACATGAATGAGAACGCTCCCTCTAATGAGTTTTTCTTGGAGTATATCCACAGGCCAAATACAGCTGAGGATTTCTTTGAAGATGTGCTTATGGCTATAGTGTTTTATGGGATGCCTATCCTTATAGAGAACAATAAGCCAAGACTACTATACCATCTAAAAAACAGAGGGTACAGAGGATATTCGTTAAATAGACCAGACAAGCCATACAACAAACTATCTAGAACAGAGAAGGAATTAGGAGGGATACCAAACAGTTCTGAGGATGTTAAGCAGGTTCATGCAGACTCTATACAGTCATGGGTAAACCAGTATGTAGGATATGATAGTGAATGTACCTATAGGGATGACCCAACAGAGTGTGGCACAATGCCCTTTAGTAGAACTCTAGCCGACTGGGCTGCCTTTGATATAAACAATAGAACAAAGTATGATGCCTCAATAAGTTCTGGACTCTGTATAATGGCAACCAGAAAACACACCCTTTCTCCTAAAAAAGAAAAGTCAGAAATAAAGCTTAACTTTGTAAGATACGACAACTCTGGCAATAATAGCGAAATCAAGAGATAAACAATGGATAAAAAATCACCTTTAGTTACATTTTCAACATTCCCTAGTTACACAGCGACAGATGCAGAAAAGGCAACTGAGGCGTTTGGATTGAAAGTAGGTCAGGCTATTCAGTACGAATGGTTTAACAGAGAGGGTAGTAACTGTAGATATTACGATCAACAATCAAGCTTTCATAACTTAAGACTATATGCCCGTGGAGAACAATCGGTGTATAGATATAAAAAAGGGATGGAGATTAATGGTGATTTATCACAGTTAAATCTAAACTGGCAACCACCAGCTGTAGTTCCAAAATTTGTAGATATTGTTGTAAACGGAATGTCTAGCAGAATGTTTACTGCAAAAGCATTTGCAGAGGATGCAATGGCTGCTGATAAACGTAACTCTTACCAGGAGGCTATAGAGAAGGATATGATCTCTAAAAACCTTTTAACTCAAGCTAAGAACGAACTGGGGGTTGACGCCTTTAATGTTGACCCAGACACTCTACCAGAGAACGATCAGGAACTTGAACTGCATATGCAGATGGAATACAAGCCGTCTATTGAGATAGCGGAGGAGCTTGCTATTTCTACGGTGTTTGATATGAATGATTTTCATGAAAAAAAGGACATCTACAACTATGACGTTACTACCATTGGGATAGGTATAATGAAACATACATATTCGTATAATGAGGGTATAAAACTGGAAAATGTAGACCCTGCTGAGACAATCTACTCATACAGTGAAAAATCTGATTTATCAGACTGTTTCTATTGGGGAGAGGTAAAGCAAATACCTGTAACTGAATTAAAAAAGATAAACCCTAACTTAACATCAGCTGATATTGAAGAGATACAGAGTTTAAGTACAACATGGGGGAATGAATACAGCACTTATAGACCTACAGATGATACCTTATTCAACGCTTCTGTTGTTAATGTATTATACTTCAACTACAAGACCGATAAAAACTTCATATATAAAAAGAAAAAACTTGAAAACGGAAGCTCTAGAATTATAAGGAGAGATGAGTCGTTTAGTCCAGAGGAGGACTCTGAACTATTCGAGAGGTTAGAGAAGCGTATTGACGTATGGTATGACGGTGTTATGGTTTTAGGATCCAACAAGATGTTAAAATGGGAGTTAATGAGAAACATGGTTCGTCCAGAGGCAGAGTTTCAAAGAACAATCCCTAACTATGTCGCTACGGCACCTAGAATGTATAAGGGTAACATAGATAGCACCGTTAAAAGAATGATCAAGTATGCCGATCTCATAGCGATGACAGACCTAAAAATACAGCAGATCCAACAAAAGATGGTTCCAGACGGTATTTTCTTAGATCTTGACGGGGTTAATGAGGTTGACTTAGGTAATGGGGGAACGTATGACGCACAGGCAGCAATTGATATGTATTTTGCTACAGGTAGTGTTGTTGGACGTAGTTACACTGGAGAAGGTGAGTTTAATAACGCAAGGGTTCCTATCCAAGAATTGAATAATAATTCTGGGCAATCAAAACTCATAGCGTTAACTAGGCAATACGATCACTGGCTTAACATGTTAAGAGATGTAACGGGGATTAATGAGTCGAGAGATGCTTCTACTCCAGATGCTAACGCACTGGTTGGAGTTCAAAAACTAGCGGCCTTAAACTCAAACACAGCAACGAAACATATTTTGGATTCTGGACTGTACATGACTCAAAAAATTGCGACTGCAATCTCACTAAGAGTTTCAGATATACTAGAGTACTCAGAAGATAGAGAAGAGTTTGCTAATCAAATTGGAAAGTATAATGTGTCAATACTTGAGGATATTAAAAATCTATACCTATCATCATTTGGTATTTTTATAGAGGTGTCCCCAGATGAAGAGGAAAAGCAACTCATCGAGCAAAACATACAGCAAGCTTTATCTAAAAATGCAATAGACTTAGAGGATGCGATAGACATTCGCAACTGTAAGAATATAAAAATGGGTAATGAGCTTTTGAAGTTAAAAAGAAGAAAGAAGCAAGAGAGTGACCAGAAGGCTAAAATGGCTGAGATTCAAGCTCAATCAGACTCAAACATGAAGGCTCAACAGATGGCCGCCCAGTCAAAGATGCAGCAGGAACAAGCAGCTATTCAAGGTAAGATGGCCTTGGTTAATGCTCAATCAGAGGCTGATATAAAGAAATTAAACTTTGAAGTAGAGGCTAAGAAGACATTAATGGAGTTGGAGTTTAACTACAACATGCAGATAAAAGACATTGAGGTTGAAAGCGCTACTAAAAGGGAGACTGAAAAGGAAGATCGGAAGGATCAAAGAATAGATAAGCAATCTACACAACAGTCAACAATGATACAGCAACGAAAGGACAATACACCACCTGTAAACTTCGAATCTAACGAGGATACACTTGATGGGTTTGGGTTAGAGTCTTTTGGTTAATAGATTTTCAGTACCTTTGTAATAATCAAATATAATTAAAATGGAGTTTAAATCAGTAAAAATTGTCGGTGGTGAGGAAAAATCAGCGCAACAAATCGAACAAGAATTACTAGCTAAGCATGAAGCAGAGCAAGGAATTGAAAAAGAAGAGGTAGAGAAAGTATCTCTAAAAAAAGAAAAGGAAGATAACCTAGAGGAAGATAAAAACATTCCTGTAGAGTTAAACGACGATAACGTTCTTTCACATATTAGAAAAAAATACGACAGAGAGGATTTGTCTTATGATGATTTATTGCAAAAAGAAATAGTAAAGCAAGAGTTATCTGAAGACATTGAGGCTCTGCGTAAATACAAACAGGAAACAGGACGAGGGATTGAAGATTTTGTAAAGCTTAATCGAAATTTCGAAAACGAAACTCCTGAGGCTATAATCGCTGAGTATATGTCAATTAAAAACCCTGAGTTTGATAAGGAGGATATTTCATTTGAAATGGAACAAGACTTCTCATATGACGAGGATTTAGATGATGACAATGAGATACGAGGTAAGAAATTAGCTAAAAAGAAAAGACTTGCAGAAGCGACGAAGTTCTTTAACGATCAGAAAGAAAAATACAAGGCACCTCTTGAGTCAAGAGAAGGCTTTATTTCAGATGACGAACGAGAAAATTTTGAGCAATACAAGCAGAGTACCAAACAACAAAATGAAAAAGCATTAAAAAAACAGGAGCACTTCTCCTCAAAAACTAATGAACTTTTCTCTAACAACTTCGAAGGTTTCGGGTACAGTGTAGGGGAGGAGAATATTACTTTTAAAATAGGAGATGTTGATTCACTAAAATCTAAACAGTCTGATGCGATGAACTTCATCAACAAGCATTTAGATAGTGATGGAATGTTAAAAGATGCCAACGCTTATCACAAAGCATTGAATGCAGCAATGGATCCAGACGCTTTGTTTAAGTTTGCATATGAAAAAGGTGCTGCCGACGCAATAACAAAAGATGTGAAGGAAGCAAAGAATGTAGACATGAAAGCTAAGTCAACTGGTCAATCCGTAAATAAAGGATCTAAGGTTAGATCGGTAAGCACTGATCATGGAAGTCGTTTGGTTATTAAGAGTAGAAAATAATAACTAACAAAACAAAAAACAAAAATTATGGCTGGAACAGTTCAGGCGAGTCCTGGGTTTCAATTAACCCCGACTCCAACACAGGTAGCAATACCAGGAAATTACATTTCCAATTTCGATTTTTTATCACACGAACTTCCTGACACGTACGAAAAAGAGTTCGAACGTTACGGAAACAGATCAATCGCATCTTTCTTGCGAATGGTAGGAGCAGAGTCTCCATCTAACTCAGATTTAATCAAATGGTCAGAGCAAGGTCGTTTACACACTAAGTACGCTGATTGTACAGTTAGTGCTGTAGGAGCAGACACAGCAACAGTAACGATTAATTCAGGCGCTACAGCATGTACGTTTAGAGTAGGGCAAACAGTTTTATTGTCTTCTAATACAAACGCTACATCAGATAAGGCTATTATTACAGCTGTATCAGGGCTTACATTCACTGTAGCATACTATGCTGCTGCTGGTGGAACAATAGCAGTGGCTGACGTTGTAACTGCATTTGTATATGGTTCTGAGTTTAAAAAAGGAACAACTGGAATGGTTGGGTCTTTAGAGGCTAACTCTGAAATTTTTGATAATTCTCCAATCATCATTAAAGATAAGTACGAAGTTACTGGTTCTGACATGGCACAAATTGGATGGGTAGAAGTAACTACAGAAAATGGAGCTACTGGATACTTGTGGTATATGAAATCAGAACATGAGACTCGTCTTCGTTTTGATGACTACCTAGAAATGTCAATGGTAGAGGGTGTTGAAGCAGAGGCTGGATCTGGAGCTATCGACGTAACAGGTAATGTTGGAAACAAAGGAACTAAAGGTTTATTTGACGTAGTTGAGTCAAGAGGTAACTTATGGGCTGGAGGTAATCCATCTACATTAACTGAGATTGACACTATCGTTGAGCGTCTTGATAAGCAAGGAGCTATCGCTGAAAATGTATTATTTGTTGACCGTCAGTTCTGTTTCGATATTGATGATATGTTAGCGGCACAAGATGCTAATTATA